AGAGAGTCGCCAGGAGCGGCTTGGAGCTGGACCGAGGTTCGAATTTCGTCAGAAACGCCGGAGGGAAAAACGCCGCCACCTATGACGTTCATAAAGGGTGCGTTGGCTGCCAACGTCTTAGCAATGGCACCCACCAGTCTTTGCGTATCCTTTTGTGCGATATCACTGACTTGTGCCGGGGTAATACAGTCTCCCATAGTAACTTACAGATTGTTGTCCCTTCCGGGACGGTTAAACTCACAAATTTCCACGAGTTTGAAGCGTGGAGCTTCTCTCGACCCATTTCGGTGAGGGCCGACAGCCGCCTTTGCGAGCCACCAAAGGAGATTTGGCTCAGTCGCGTTGACCGGGCGCGGGTATGGTCAGGGGAAGAGGTGTGGGGAGAATGGGGTTTGTCAACCCGGATTCTGGAGGACGGCTCGGACGTGGGTCTGAATAGAATCGTCTTTTACGCCGTGGACGAAAAAAGCGCCCTCCTTGCGAATCCGGTCGAAGAATTCCCGGGGCATCGAGGGTGCCCGCCAATAAGAGCGCATGCCCGGGCACGCGGCCCAGCCCTTGTTCTGGAACAGAGGGGCCAATAACCAGTCCCATCCCGCGGTGGGTCGGCACCCTCCAATTTTCCGGGCGAACCAATGGAGATATTCAGGGTCCCCGGACATCACGCAGCTTCCCCCGTTGATGTGCTTCCCTCCGGTCTCGGGGGGTCCCGGGGGAATCATCGCGCCTATCATGTTCGCGCCCTTCTCATGGAGACGGTCCCATTCCGCGTGTAAGGTATCTATCCAATCGGATGTGAGGGGGCAGGAGTCTCCCTCAAGGAGAAGGATGGCTTTATATCTGGGAAGCTTGTTGGCCTCATTCATCGTGTAAACGTAGTCAACGCTTCCGATTGCCAGCTCATTGCAAGAGAATGGCCACCCTTCCGCCCGGCGGTGTTTATTGATGAAGGTGTGGACGTTGAATTTTCTGGAGACGTATTTGATTGCCGCCTCGTCGTGCGTGCAGTCAAAGCGGGCCGAAAAAAGAATGTCGGCGGCCTCGCTGTGGCTGGGTTCTAGGTCGGCGATAAACCTCGCCACCCTCATCGCGGCGTCACGGTCACCGCCCCAGTATTGAAGGTTTAACAGAATTTTGTTCATCGCCTCAAATACTCAATCGCCGCCAGCAAGAGCTCTTGCGAGTCCTGAAAATGGCCCAGGCCCACGTTACAATGGTGGCACAGCAGCCCCCTGACCTTTCCCGAACCATGACAATGGTCTATGTGCTGGGTTTCTCTTTTCTTACAAATAGCACAAACCCCGGATTGTTTTTTCATCAACTCATTGAATGATTCGGGGCTTAGCCCATACCGGCGCAGTCGTTTTTTCACCCGTAGCTGGTCTGCGTTTCTATCTCGATAGCGCTGTTCATTGTCGCGTATGCGGTCCAAATTTTTGGCCCGATACTGCCTATCATAGATACGCTTCTTTTCAATTTGCTCGGGTGTCTTCACGTGAGCTTGCCATACACTCTATCACCAAGGTGACCACAATAGCAAGCTAAGTCCACATGCGGAACATGTCCGCAGTCCGCCGCTCGTTGACAGAAGCTCACGTCCTCGCCGGCCCCGACCGTGAGGCGGGCCGACTGTTTCACCGCGCTCTCGTAGTGCGCTTGAAGCTTGGCCAGCTTGGTGTTTGGGTCGAGGTTCTCCCGGAGGATGTCGCCGAACAGGTCGAAGTTTCGCCGGATTTCCTGCTCGTTCGGTGAAAACCAGTTCCCGCCAGAGCCGGTCTCCGGGTTGCGCCCGAGGTGCGGGTAGCGCTTTTCGATGTCGAGGAAAACGGAGCGATGAACCAGGACCGCGCCAAAGCCAACCCAGGCCGTGGGCTTGATGAGGTCGTAAGGACCTTTTCGCGCGTAGGCATCCTCGCGCTCTGAATTCATCGCCTCCGCGTAAATCGGCTTACTCTTTGGATGGCGGCCCCAATAGCAGCCCCCAACCAAAGTTTTGCCGTGAGAAAGGAGACGGTCAATGATGTTAATTCCGGCGAAGCTGTCAGGAAGATGCTGCTGAGTAAGAGCGTTGAAAAGTTTTGCGTCGCCCGTAGGAAGGATTTCATCGCCGTCAACCCAGAAGGACCACTCTACCCCCGACCGAAGGAACTCGTCCGCGAGTGTGTTGCGGACATGCCACACCGCCGCGTCTCCCCAGCGGGCGCGCACGCCAATGCGCCCCTTGTCCATAAGTCGCATGACACTCCACGCAACCTGCGGGGCAACGTCGCGATACCACGGAAGAAGGATTTCAACTTGTTTCCCCTCGTGAAGAGTGGTGTTCACTCAAGCCCCACAAAAGATGCTGCCTCCGGGTGCCGCCGCAAAAACCGAATGAGGCAGCGAATGTTGTGAGGGGTCAGGCCCCGTCGAAAGCAGTCGAAATGAACACACCCAGTTTTCGTGTTGACGTAGGCGCTGAATTTGCCGTCGAACATCTCGAACTTGCAGTCCGGGTCCTTCGATGCACGCTCCCAGTTTGTCATGAGCTAGCCAGTTGCTCCGCGCGAAGGCGGTCAATCGCAGTGCTGCCATGTTCCCCAATGGTGGGCTGAGACGCCGCGGCCCCCGGGTTGGTAGGAGCGTTTCCGTCGCGCAGGCTGGTGCGCGAGGCACCTTTCACGCGCGCGATGAAATCCTCTTTCTCCTTGAGCTGAGTCTTCAGCTTGGTGATTTCATCGTTGAGCGCTTTCTTGTCGGCCTCGTGCTCCGCCTGAATGGCGGGAATCTCGGCCTGAAGCCGGAGCATCTGCGCGTAACCAAGCGCCGCAATGGAGCGCATCTGGGGCGAGGGGTCGGCGAGCATCTCCTTGACCTTGCTCTGCGTGTCGAGGAAAAACTTGTTCTCCGCGTCGATGGCCGTCTTTTCCTCGGGCGTCGCAGTGGCCTCCGCCTTCTGAAGCTTGAACCACGGCAGTTGAACCGACACCTTGCCGAAATGCTCCTCGGCCGCGGCGTAGTGCGCGAGCTCGCTCTGCGTGCTGTTCTTTTCGCGCTCGGCCAGAAACTCGGAGGCGTTCTTCTTCGCGGCCTCGATGGCGCGCGCCCGCTGGTCCGTGAGGTCTTCGTTGACCGCAAGCTTGTTCTCGACGTAGCGCCGCGTCACGGGCGGAAGCTTCTCGAGGATGATTTCCCAGTCGAGGTCCTTCGTCCCGATGGACTTCATCTTCGCCAGGGTTTCGTCGTTCGCGCCAGCCTCCTTGAGCTTGGCCCAAATCGACTCGTCGTTGGCCTTGCTCTCGTCGAGGAATTCCTTGAAGGTAGGGTCGGCTTCGACGTCCATCTTCGCGCGGAAATCGCGGAGCTCCTTCAGCTCGGCCTCGAGCTTGGGGTCCACCGCGGGGCGGGTCTCCAGCTCTTTGACCCTGGCGGCGAGCTCTTCCTTTTCCTTCTGGGCCGCGGCGACGCGCTCGCGTGAGACCTTCTTCAGGTTGTCGAAAGACTGGGAGACCTCGGACTTGGTGTGCGGCGGAAGCTGGACTGCGTCGAACTCGTCTTTCGTCGGCTCGGGCGCAGCCGGCGGGGTCGCGGGGGCCGGGGCGGCCGGCGGCGTGGTAGCAGCGGCGGGGGCGGCGGGCGGCGCAGGCGCGGCCGGAGCCGGAGGCGTCGCGGGAGGTTCCGCGGGCTTCGGTTCGGCCGCCGGCTGGTCAATCGGCTTGAAAAGGGCGTCGAGGGCGTCCCCGGTAGCGGCGATGGCCGCGGGGTCGGGGTTGACGGTTACCCCAGCGGGGATGGAGGACAGGTCAGGCGGTGTGTCGGACATAGCACGGTTCGTAGTTTACTGCGGTTAAGAGGTTGGGGCGTTGGCCGGTTTGTCAACCGAGGCTTTTTCCTCCTCGGCCCATGCGGCGTCATCGTCCAGCGACTGGTAATTCTGGGTGGTCACGGGCGGGACTATCGGGGCATTCGGGTCCTCATAAGTCAGCTTGAAAATCGTCTCGAGGGTCTCCTGGTGCTGCGCCACCCGGCCGGACGCGACCAGCGCCTTGTTCTTGTGCGAGCCGTCCAGAATTTCCGGCCCGGTGATGTCGAGAAACTGCAAGAGGCGGGTGCCGGTCGGAGAGTTGAGAAACTCTTTCAACCGGAGCGCGTCCTCCGAGGTCCATTCAATTGTTCGCGGTGCGAAGATAATCATAGAGAGGGAGGGGCCATTTGTGGTGCGCCCGCGGCCTGCGCGGGGAGCGCCCCGGCTTGGTCGATGGCCGCGCCCGCCTGATTTTCGGCGTGCTGGTCTGCGACTGCGGCGTGCTGCTGGGCGTTCTGCTCGAGTCCGGCCATTTCTTTCTGGAGATGGTTGAGCAGGTCCGCGAAAGGTGCGAGCTTCGTCTTGTCTATGCCGGCTTGCGTGGCCATGTTGAGATGGTCCATGCCGTGAGTGAGGAGTGCTTTGAGCGTCTCGACCCGCGAGGGGTCCTGCACGGCGGCCTGCCCGACCGATTCGAGTGCCGGCACGAGGAGTTGCAAGTGAATCAGATGGTCGTCGCGCGGGGAAACCGGGACCGCCGTGGAATGCTCCGTGAGCAGGCTAAGCTCCATCATCTGGAGGCGGCTCTGCTCCGCTTGGACCGTCGGGTCGTTGTCCGGCAGCAGCACGGCGTCGGCGAACTCCTCGTCAATCTGCGCGGTGAGTTTTCGGCGCTCGAGCTCCTTCGCGTTGTAGAGCGGGTTGCCCCGGGCCTCTTGCGCGATGAGAATGATTTGCTGCCGCTCGAGGTCCGTGTAGTCCTTGACCGTCTCGGCCACGCGCTGGCTGGAAATGAAATCGAGTTCCTCCCGGGACATCACCAGCAGCAGCCGGCGCTGCATATCGAGCGCGTCGGGCTCCGTGGTGTTGGGGTCGCACGAGCGTTTCTGAATCGTCGTCATCATGTCGGCGAACTGATTCAGGAACCGGCCGATGATGTTGTCCTTGGACTCGCTCTCGCGCTGGGCGAAAAAGTCCACCTGGGCTTTCGTCACGCGCTCGCCCTCGAACACGCGCGGAGTTGTCGCGCCGGCAATCTGGTCGAGGAGGCTGGTGAGGAATTGGTCGAGCTGGAGGAAGGGCTCCACGTCGCCGTTGATTTTGTGCTCGAGAACCTCGTAGCCCTTGCCGATGAGAATCGTGTTGCCCACGACGCTCATGCGGAATTTCTTCAGCGCTTTCTCGTCCGCTTGGATGACGAGTTTTCCGCTCAGGTTGAGCCGGTCCGCCACCTCGTTGCGCGTGCGGTCGAGCATCGCGGCGAGGCTGTAGATTTCGCGGCCCACTCCCTTCGAACCATGGATGTTTCCATTGCCGTGTTGGAAGGAATAGAACGCACAGGCATCGGACATGTTCTCGAACTTGTCCTCTTTTGAGTAGAGCTCGTCGAATTGGTTCGCGACGAAAATGTAGTGGCTGACTTTGCCCGTGGTCTCGCGCGCGAGGAGGTGCCACGTCTCGATAATCCGCGCGCCCTGCTCGTGCGAGATGCCGACGTTGCTTTCGCGAATCAAATCCTCGTAAAGCCGCTCCCAGTTCGAGTATTTTGCGCGTCGGTTTTCCGGAACGGCGTTGTTGATGGCCGCAACGGCCTTCTCGATGTCCCAGCCGGCCACTTCTGCGGCCTCACGGTCGGAAATCAGCTCGAAAAGTTCGTGGATGAGATATTTTTCCTTCAGCACGACAATCTGTGAGCTGTCGGAGTGCTGTTTGGTGCCCGTCGGGACAAAAAACTCGTCCTGGCGCACGAATTTCGGGAACCACTCGAATTTGTTGAGCCAGCCGACTGCACAGAACCCGAAAAGTGCGTTTTCCTGAGCAATTTCGGTGAGGAGATTGTTCCAACCCGGCTTCTGCCGCGCCAACTTCGTGATTTCGCGACGGAAGGCCTCCGTTTTCTTGTCCGCTCCGTCCATGTCCTCCGGGAAATGCGAGTTGGTGAGGTATTTCATCGACTGGACCGCGAGAACGAAGCGCGGGGCCACCTTGTCGATGAGCATCGGAAGTGGTTTTGTTGTGAAGTTACTCTTCCAACTTAAGCCATCCTGTGCGAGCGCGTCATGCGTGTAAGGCCTTTCGCTGTTATATTTGGCCATAATTCGGGCGTTCTTGATATTCCGATGTCGGTTGTTAACCTCAAGCGAGGTGATGATGTTTTTCGCTTGAATCGCGTCTTTGATGGCGCGATTACGGGGTTTCAAGTTCGGACCGATGTCCGGTGGGGAGACGGCACCCTGTGTATCGCCGGTGTAGCCGGCAGTTTGATTCTCAAGCATGGTCGTTCAGATATTTTTGGGCGGCCTCGAGCCAGCCGGGATTCTCTATCGCTTCAAGCCGGACGTTGCAGTAGCAACACAAGAGTCTGCGGACTTTTCCGGTGATGTGACTGTGGTCAACACACGGCCTCTTTGAGATGTCCTTCTCACAAATTGCACATTTTCCGCCCTGCTCGACGAGCATCCAATTGAACTGGTCCACGGTTAGACCATAGCGCTTCTTCAACTCGTGCTTCTTCTTGTGACCTGCGTCACGATATCGTCGCTGCGCCTCCGCACACTGTTCTGGGTGCTCCGCGTTCCATCTCTTGGAATTTTCTACGCCCTTCCGGGGGTCTGCGTAAGGCATAAGCAATAGGTCAGGGGTTTGGCCACTTGTCAATCGGGCATCGCTCGGTCGCAAGCTGCTGTTTGATGACCAGGAAACAGGTGCATTTTCGGCACTGGTCGCTTACGGGGTCCCGCCAGAAACATTTGCCGCAGATTTTCCGGCGTTTGGCCAGCACCCGGCCGGACACGAAGGCATGGTCGCCCCGAAAATAGCACAGAACCACCCGGAAAAGGGCGGCGACAGCCCGAAATGGGTTCGGGAAGACCATCAGCAGTTCCTCCGCCAGCAGGCTGCGGGCAGGGTGGCGTCCTGGCGCTGCGGAACCGCGAGGTGGACCACGGTGCAGACGTCCTCCTCGAGCGCAGAGCACACCGCGATGCCGGCGTGGACCGGGTCTTGACCGTCGAGAATGCCCCGGCGGCTGGTGGCCACGCTGGCCTGACAGCTCCCGCAGCTGGTCGGGAGGCTCCGTTGCCGCGGACACTGGGCGCAGATGTGCGCGCGCGCGAGCGCGACGTTGCGGTCGATGAGCCGGATGTGGCCCAGACGCTTTTCTTGGATGAGCCAGCCCATGAAATTGAGGATTTTCGCCATCAGGTTTCCGTTCGGGGTCTCGGGCATGGGTCCAGGGGGGTTGGTGTCCTTGCAAAAGCCGCGGTGGCGGCCGCAGAGTTGGACGGTGATTTCGACAGTGGGGTTGCCGACGTCCTGCGCGCGACGCTGGCGATATTCGATGACGGTCTTTACGAGATTGTCGAAGCTGTTCGCTTTGTGTTTCGTGCCTTCGGCGTCGCGGAACCACCAGCCGCCGTCCGGGTAGAGGTTTGGGTTGAAGGAGAGCATGGCCTTAGGGGTCGTCTGGGAGGGATTCGAATCGGTTTGTGATGTCCACGCGGTAGTTGTCGGACGGGTCGTCCTCGTCGTAGCCGTCAGCAGAAGAATTTTCGGGCGTCATGCCAAACGTGACCTGGGCCGCGTTGCGAGCGCCGTAGAAAAGTAGTGACACCGCGTCGGCCTCGTCTGGCGAGAGCGCGCTGTTCCGCAGCTTGTAGTCTTCCTTGGTCTCCACCTTAGAGATTTTCCCGGTGGTCCGGAACCAACGCGTCGAGAGCTGTGGGATTAGCTCAGACAGGTCCATCGACGGGAGCGCCTTTGCGTAATCGAACTCGATGAGCCGCCGCATCAGAAACCACAGCTCCGTCTGCACGCGGTCGTAGAGCTCGTCCGGAGTCTTCGTGTCCTCCGCCATGATTTTCCAGTTGCTGCACTTCTCGGAATAGTTGATGCCCTGCACCTCGTGCGACCACATGTATTTGATGACGTCATACACACCCTGGCCGTTTCCAGTGCGGTCCATGCAGAGCCACGCGGGCTTCACGAAAAGCTGCTTGCACAGTTTGACCACGGCCTCCGCCATTTCCTGGGTGCCGCCCTTCGGCATTTTGAAGAGCGCCTCGAGTTGGAGCGCCCACCTCGGCGTGTTGTTCCCTGTCCGGTTCTTGAAGAAGATGGTGATGCCATTCGGAGCGTCGAGCGTCGGTGGCAGCTTGACTCCGGATGCGACGCCAAACTTTCCCTTCGCAAAGTAAGCGCAGTCTTTTCCTTGGAGGGAGATGTCCAGGCCGGCGCATTCCTCGGGCGTCTCCAGCCAAATGAACTCCGCCTTGAAACGGTTAAGCATGCCGCCGGGGATGACGGCCATGCTGACACCCGTGGGCGGGAAGCACCCGCGGGCCATGGTCCAGTAACCGGGCGACTCCGTGCCTCCGGAGTTCGTGATGATGAGGTCAAAGCCCTCTTTGGTCTGGAGGCCCTCGAAAACCTTCACGCCGCGCTGGACGTTCTCCGAATATTTAGCGTCGAGCCGCACGACCCGCCACCCGCGCGTTGATTTCCAGTCGAAATCGCGGTCGGGGTCGAACTGGCCCCAGCCGCCCTTCATCTCGCACCGCCGGCCAACCTCGTCTTGCGGGTCGGTGGGGTTGAAGGCCCCGATTATTTTCAAGCCGGAGTCGCCCTGCGCGTTGGCCAGGACGTTGTCGATGTCCTTCCAAATCCCTTTTGGGATGTTCACCATTTCGTCGAGGAAGACGAACATCCGGCTCAGCGTTCCGAAGATTGGGTGCGGCTTGGTGCGGTTGAAGCGCTTGGTTCCTTGGATTCGTCCTGCGGATTTTTTCCCCAGTGGAACCACAACTCCCCGGATTGCGCCGCGACGTTTTCGGGGGTCGATGCCGATGAAAAGTTTTCCGACCTGCCCGGGGAGCGGTATGGTGGAACTCTTGTGGAGCTCGACAAGATGGGAAAAAAGGTTGTCTTCAAGGTGATTCTCCGAGGGGCCGATGACTTGGACCGTGGTGAACTGCGGGTCGCGAATCCACTCGAGCATAAGGCGGACGCCCATCGAGTAGGATTTCGACATTGAGGCCGCGCCCATCAGCAGGATGTAGTTGTCGGTGTCGAAGGACCGCCACACGCGCTGGGTGGATTCGGGCTTGGGTGTGAAAAGCGTGGGGCTCCAGAGCAATTGCGCGGCCTCGACCATGCCGCCGTTGTTCAGACAGTAGTGGAGCAGGGGCGTCAGGACCGCGAAGGCCTCGGTCTTGTTGTTGACCTTGTCGGTGCGGCCGGCGTTCTTGATGACCAGCAGCGCCGCGTCGATGGCCTTCTCCGCGTGGAGGAGGTCGGCCACCTTGTCAATCAGAAGCTTTGTCTCTGCGGGGATGGGCATCTCACAATCGAATTCCGTTGCCATTCGCGCGGTTCCACTGGTGGCGGGCGGAAACAATTTCTTGCAGGGCCTGGGGCCGCTTCACGGAGTGCAGCATGACCGCGCCGCGTTGCGTGATGTGGTTGCACATGTGCCGGAGGCTGTTGAAGTCGGAGGTCGGGCAGCTGATTCCGTCGCGGAAATTCTTGTGCGGGATTTTCCCCGCCACACAAATGGCCATCATCAGCCAGTCGATGAAGGGCGTTTGCATGTCGGTCGGAAAGGTGCCCTGCGTGGCGACCATGCGCTCGAGGACGGCGCGCGAAAAAAAGTAGGGGGGTTGAAAGGCGAGGCGCGGCCATTGGTATTCCGGGCGGCGCGCGTGCATCAGGTCACTGACTTCGTTCGACCAGAAGACGTCTGGTTCGTGGTAGAGGTAGTCGGGAATCTTCGGGGAGATGCAGAGCGAGTCGGAATCGTTGGACAGGAAAAAGTCGAACGGATAGTCCAGCAGGAGCCGGAGCTGCGCGAACTGGCGGTCCAGAGAAAGCTGGCCGATGTATTGCCGCTGGCCGGCGAACCGGCAGATGTGCGGGCCCATGCGGTCAATGCGCGAATCGACCGGGGAGACAATGATGAGCGGGCACTGGTGGTGCTCCTGGTATCGGAGCATGTTTTTGATTTGGGCGCTGTCCCCAAAATAACCGTGGCAGGAAACCAACGTGCGCGGATTCAATTCAGCTTGCATGGACTACAGCCCGGTCCCAGAGGTCGCGATAGGTGCGCTCGAGTCCGGTGCGAAGGGGTGTCATGGGCTCCCAGGCAAGAGCGGCGCGAAGCGCCGTGTTTTCGGTCGTCTTGTGGGTGTTGCCAGACGGCGCGGACTTGTTGTAGAAACGCTCGAGCTTGATGGCGGAGATTTCCTCGAGCATGTCCACGAGCTGGTTGACTGTCGCGGACTCCGCGCCACTGAGGTTCACCGGGCCGGTGACGCCGGAGCAGGCAAGCTTGTAGATGCCCTCGACGCAGTCGTCGATGTAGAGGAAGCTGCGGGTCTGCGTGCCGTCGCCCCAGATGGAAATCTCGTGGATGCCGCTGAGCTTGGCCGCAATGACCTTTTTGCACAGCGCCTCGATGACGTGCTCGCGGCCGCCGGGGCGGACGTCGCCCGGGCCGTAGAGCGTGTGGAAGCGCGCGATGGAACAGGGGACCCGCTTTTCCTTGTCGAACGCGAGGCACATTTGTTCGCTGAAAATTTTCTCCCAGCCGTAGCCGGTCCCCGGGTTGGCCGGCAGCGCGTTTTTCTCGGCCATCACGCCGCCGTCGGGATAGACGCAACTCGAGCTGGCGAAAAAGTAGCGGGTCACCTTGTGCTCCTCGCATGCGCGCAGGAGGTTGGTGTTGATGAGCGAGGAGAGCAGGCAGTCCACGTCGTGCTTGCCGATGTAGCCGATGCCGCCGACCTGGGCGGCGAGGTTGAAGACCGTCTCTGCTCCTTCACAGGCGAGTTTCGCCATCACGGGGTCTCGCAAGTCGAACCCAGTCGCCCGACTCACGGCGCGGACATCCTTGTGGCCTCGCTTGGTCAGGAAATCCACGAAGGCGCGCCCAACGAAACCGCTGCCGCCGGCAACAACAATCGCACGCATGACCGGGAAGACTAGACCTTGGTGTTGGTCACGAACCCCGGGCCGTCGGCCCCGTCGTAGGATTCGGTGAACTTGCCGGGAGGCTTGGTGGACGGGTCGGGCCCGGATTTGTTGCAGGACGCGCCCATGCCCATCTCTGCGTTGCGGTAGTCTTCCTCGTCCTCAAAAGAACGGGGGTCGTGTGCGGTGATTTCCTTCGGCATAATTGCTGCCGAAAGAAGTCCGCGGGATGGACGAATGTCAACCCGGGAAAATGGCGGGTAACTATCGGGACCCCACACGCCGGATTCTTACCGGGGCAAACGGAAGCACCGTTGCTTTGCTTCGTGGACACGAGTGGATGTCTCCTACCCGTCCGCCGTCGCGGGTTGCCTTACGTCCAAAAGCGCCGGCTCTCATTACGCAGGAGCCGTCTGCGTTTCGGGCTAACCGAGCATCCATGTCTCGATAGACCCATCACTCCGCCGGGTTGGTGGCCGGCTCGGTGAGAAGATGGCGAGACCGGGAGGGAGCGAGAACCCCCCATTTCCGCGACCAATCGCGGTGTCCTTTCTTAGACGACAGGCCCATCAAAAATAAGCGGGGTTGTTTGGACGCACTGTCGCAGGTTTCGCGGGCCGCGGCTCGGCCATCTCCCGTCGATGCTCGCTTCGCCTTACACCCCGCTTGCCGTGGTGGAAGTAATCCTTTTCGGCCAAGTTGGCGGCGGTCATCGAAAATTTGGTGGAGCGTTTCTTTGGCTAGTTTCGCGGCCCCCCGAACCGGGCGCTCCCGTTACCGAGCACTGGGGAGGCCTCTTTCAACATCCGCTGGCAAGCGGAGTCTCGGTGAAAATGAGAGGGGCCATCCATTGCCCCGGTTTTTTGTCGAGCTGGTGCGGGGCCATGCGTCCTTTCGGATGGGAGTCGTTCTCCCGCGAAACCCCGTCTCGACGATATACCCTGCGTTCTCCTTTTTGGAGAGACAAGGTAAGTTGGTAGCGGGGAAAGGAATCGAACCTCTGACCGTCAGCTTATGAGGCTGCTTAGCTGCCACTGCTACACCCCGCCAAAATTTTCAAAGAACATTCGAACCACCCTAAGATATCTCGACAAGTGGTCTGGTGTCAAATCAGGAACCCGAAAAATCACACGGGCTCGTGGCCGCGGTCCAGGCCAACACAAACTCCTTGTGGTGGTCTTTCTTGGGGGCCGAGGAACGCGCGATGAAAAGGAAAGGCTCCGCGCCGTCGGAGACGGTATAGACCGCGAACGCGTCGCAACCCATGTCGGGCGATTCGAAAATCGGGGACACCGCTACGATGTGGTCAGCGTTGAGGAGCGTGCCGTTGGGCGCGAGGATAAGTTTGCTTTGGGTTTTCATGGGGTGGTCGGTCAGTGGAGGCATTCATCGCAACCGAGCGGGGTGGGGCCCTTGCAGACGTGGCCAGTTTTCTCCGCGTTCTTCGGGTGCTTCTTGTTCTTCGCGTTGAGCGCGCGGGCGCGACGGCGGGCCTTGCGCGCTTCGATGGCGTTGTTAAGACGCTGCAATGTTGCTAATGAGAACATTTTTGATTCCTTCTCTTTTTGGTCCGTATGCGGTGACAGTTCGAGCAGACCAGCTCGCACTTTTCCATTTCTCTGGTTCATCGTTCTTTCTTCCGGCACAATGTCGCATGAGGAAGGGAGCCTGTCAAGTCCCGGACTGTGCGCTGAATTACCTGGGCGGTCAAGTCCTGAACCCACCCCCAGCCCATAAGGAGCTCGTCCATCGAGGCGTCGGGGAAAAGCTTGACGAATTCTTTGAACTTCGCGTTGGTCCGGCAGAGCCGGTCGAACTCGCGCGTGATTTTTTTGGAGGTGTCGCTCATATATTTTTGTCGAGCCAAGCGGAGACCTTGCAGCAAGTCGAGAGCAGGACGCCTTTGTATTCCGTCTCAACAGGCGAGTCGTAGCCGTCATTCCAGTCGTCGTGACAAGACGTGCAGCAGCCGGGAAAGCCCGGCACCGCCGAGAAGTCGGAGCAGAAAAGGATTGTCGGTCTCCCGCCCACCTTTGCTTTCTCGGCCTCGATTATTCTAGTGACGTCGGCGTTGCTCATGGAAGTTGGAGAGGACTTCGAAGACCCGCCGGCCGGCGAGGTCCCCGAGAATCATGAGGTGGAGGTCAAACCACTTCGGGGTGTGGTCCAGCGTAATGAGGTGCGCCAGTTCGTGGGACATGGTGTCGATGATTTGGTAGGGCTCGTCTATTCCTTTCCACCGCCGGCCGCCTTTCGAGGCGTCCCGGACCCGGACATAGATTGTTCCGTCTTTCTCGCATCGGCCGAAATAGCGAGAGCAGTTTTCTTTTTCGAGCGGGAGGACCCTCCGCAGGGGGAGACGGAATTGAGTCGCCGCCTTAATCATCATTGCATTGACGAACCGGAAAAGTGGCTCGTCGCCTTTGCGGAGGTTTTTCATGATAGCCGGATGTGCGGACCATATTGGACGTTGTCGTGCTCGTCGAGGTAGAACAAGCCGCCATCGGACTCCGAGGCGCAGGTGCATTCGATGGGGTCGCTCGGGTCGAGGCCATCTTCGACCAGGACCGGGAGGTCGCCGTGGCCCTTGGCATCGAGCTCCTCGAGGATTGAGATGAGTTGTCGGACGTTCATATATTGTCTGCCCCGCGTCGCGCCACTTCACGACAGTAGAGTGTCCCGACCGTTCCGGTGTGCCAGCAGCGGCCGCCCGGCGCGGGGTATCCGATGGCGCGGAGTTCCTGGGCGATTCGGCGAAAGGTCCAGCCGTTGGTCCGCCGGAATCGCCAGATGTCGCCAATCACCGCGCGCTCGGATTCCGTTTGACCGTATGGCTTGGGGCCCCCGCATGGAGCGCCAGTTTCGCGGGCCTTCTTGCGGCGGCCGGCTTGGAGCTTCAGGACGATTTGGGCCTTCTCCCACTGAGCCAGCGCGCCGAGAATTTGGCGAATCAGAACGCGCGTCGGGTCCGCGTTGGCCAGCACGAGCTCTTCGCCGCAATCGGCCGCGAAAACTTTGACGCCCAGCTTGCGGCACTCGGCCAGGAAAATTTCTTGGACCATCAAGTCGCGCGCGATGCGCGTCGCGTTTTCGACGATGATTGTGTCCACCCCGAGCGCGCTGTCGCTTCCAGCAAGGGAAAGCAATTCGCGCAGGCCACCTCGATTGTCGAACTCGGTTCCGCCGGACTGCTGGTCGCGGAATGTCCGGGCGACGTCCCAGCCGCGGTGCTCCGTGAAGCTGAGGATTGTCGCCAGCTGGCGGTCGAAGCCGCCGCCGTCGATTTGTTCCCGGGTGCTGACCCGGAGGTAGGCGAAGACCTTCATGAAGTTGGTCATAGGTTTAGTAGTGGTGACGGCCGTGGAAAACGAGCCAGAGGAAAAATAGGAAAAGGAGTCCCCGCAGGTCGCGCTGGCGTTCCTCGCGTGATTTGTCAGCGGCCGGCGGCCGGCTGGGCGGCGCGGGTCGCTTGGGCGTCGGGGCCCAGGTGCCTTTGGGGAGAACGGTAATCATGATGTCAGATGCCGGCCGAGGTCGAACTCAGTGTATTCAACGAGCGTGCGGCCGTCCGCGTCGTATCGGGCCGGGATGGTCACCGTGATGCGGATGTCTTCTCCGCACTCCGGCCACCCGGTGTAGTGGTCGTCCGCGGAAAGTTCCGCGTCGTAGCGCTTCAGCAGGGCGGCGAGCTCCGCGCGGAAGTCGGCTTCGGTTTGGGCTTTGGTAATCATGGCTCAGCCGTTTCGGAGGGTGACCGCCTCCCCGGGAGAGAGTATGCGCCACTGCTCATGGTTGTGGACGGGGCACCAATGGTCGTCGGTCTCGCCGATGTGACGAACCGCGTCCGGTTCACAGTGAACCACCGTGCCCGATTGGGGGCTGACGAACAGCACGGTGAAGGAGAGCGCGGGGGTGTCACGGTGTATCGACTGCGCGAGCAGAGGAAACGACACGGGTTTTTGTTTGGTGTGGGTCAGTTCGGTTTTCATGGCTTGATGATGACGGCGGTGACGGCGCGCTTCACGATTCGATAGCGGCGAGACACCGAGCCTCTCCGTTTAACGGCCAGCCTCGCGGATTTCAGGGTGCTGTAGGGGCCCCGGCAATTCTCACTCTCGCTCCAGAAGTGGTCGAAGTAGCACTCCACGGTGTAGCTTGGCTTTTCTTTCATAGGCGCGGAAACATGCCACACGTTTGGTTAGCTGTCAAGCAGACGTTCGACCTCAAGCTGCGCGTTGATTTTTTCAGTGAGCTCGTCGGCGACTTGGTCCCGGAAAAGCTTCTTGCTATCTTCGACCGCCCACCGCGCGACCATGAATCCCGCAAGGAAGCAGCGCCAGTAGGGTTCCCGGTCCGCGGGCGCGAGGGCGCGCAGTTTGTCAGCGGCCGACAGAGTAAGGACGTGGTCCCACAGCTGCCGGATGGTTTTTTCGCTGGCGGGTTTCATTGGTCAGCCGGCGATGTAGGACGCGAGGACCACGCCGGGCGGGATGGAGGGCTTGGCCAACCCGAGCAGTTTCACGTTGACGTCCGAGCGCTGTGGTGCCCAGGAGCCGCCGTAGCGGAGTGCTCCCCAGTTCACTGGCTTTCCGTCGTAGGGGTTCATGTCGCGCGCGGTCTCTTCGTCCGGCGCGCACACCACGGCGGCGTCGAAGGTGTCGTAGTCGTTGTTGACGGTTTGGCTGATGAGGTAGAGGTTCATCTCGCCGGCAACGTAGCACCGGACGGCCGGGGTGTCAATTGGCACCGTAAAACTCCGGGGGTGCCGGCGCGGAAGGTCACGAGTAGGCAAATTTTTCATGGCGCGGCGACCCCTGAGCGGGCGTCGCGGCCCCCGCGTCCCCCCTTGGGTGGGCCTCGTCGCGCGTTAACGATAACGGGCACCTTGACCGCGGTCGGCAAGAGTTGCCTAGTCGCCCTGTCTTGGGTGTGAGCAGTCCTGGTGACCGTAAACCCTTGCAACACAGCGCAACGATTTTTCGTTGTCCCCGTTTCGCGCGGAATTGGGTATATCCACCCAATCGGACCTCGAGTCACCGGGACACTGCGTGATTCCCACGCACTCTTCGGCTCTCCGGCCGCGCCCGGCCTTCGCTCACTGGTCGGCAGAATCTGCCGGGCTCTGGGGAGATACGAGTGGCTCGACAAGTGCTTTTGCGGATGCTCGCGCCTGCACTTCTTCATTGGCCTCAGCCAGGAGCTTTTGGGAAACAGATTCGGGATTCAACCCGGGGTTGGAAAGGGCTGCGATGATGGCGGCGTGCAGGTCGTTGGCTCCTTGGCCGCCCGTGCCTCCGCTGTCGCGCTCCGCGCGCTCGCCGGCTGTATCGGACAGCGCTGCGTAAGACATGCGCTGCGCCGCCTCGGCTGCGTTTGCGAGGTCCACAAAAAACTTGGCGCTCAGCTGCATTCCGCCATCGCGCGTCCGCACGCAGGCCCGGCTCAGCAACTCTTCGTTAGACATCGCGGTGACCTCGGTCAGCAATCTGTTGACCTGAGTCCTCAGCACCTGGGCCTGAACAAAGTTGAGGCACCGGTTGACCATTCTTTCGTAATCGCCCGGCTTTCCATTCTTGGACATCAGCGACACGCGGCGAATTTTTTCATTCCAGCCCTCCGACTCTGCGAGCCGCCGGACCTGTTCAGGTTCGAGGTCCAGCGCGAGTGCTGTTTGCTCGTTGCTGCCCACCGTCGCCATCCAGACCAAAAAAATCTGAGCCACGTCCGCTTTGTTTTTGTCGAGAGTGTTAGGCTTTGCCATGAGATTGAAGATAGGAGGCTGCGAGGAATGCGATGCGAGCGCTCTCTTGGAGCAGTCCGAGAGCGCCGTTGCAATGGGGGCAGAGAATAGAGCGCACCTTCCCTGTTACGTGGTCATGGTCAATATGAGACTTCACCAGTTCTTTGGAACAGATTGAACACTGGTTGTTCTGGGCGATTTTCATCTGTTCCACTTGTTCTCGGGTAATCCCGTATCTTCGCTTCAACCGGTTGGACTCAATCTGGTCTCTTCGCTTCGCTCTGTGCCGCCGGTAATACTCAGACTTCCGCTCAGGATGTTTGGCGTGGAACCTCCGACTATATTCCGCCACTTTGCCTGGGTTGGCAGCCAGCCACCTCTTATTCTTCTCGCGCAACTTCTCCTTGTTCTTGAGGTAATACGCTCGCGCAACTGCTGCGCGTTCTTCTTCACTTTTCATACAGAAGAGGTGTGAGAAGAACCGGCTTGTCAACCCGCTATTCCTCGAGGTTGCCAATTGGGCGCTCGCGCTCGGTGGCGCTGGGCTGCGGACGATTCTGGTTCCACCATGCTTTTCGCTCGGCCAACCTCCGAACCCGCTTCGACTCCGCGTAGAGCTCCTGCGCCTTGCTCGTCGAGCCGATGAACAGGTTGGCCTCGTGGTCGCCGGGGCTGTCTTTGGGTGGGGTGGTTTCTGCCATGTTGGGAAAAGTGCCCGCCGCAGGCGAAAGTCAAGGTTCGGAGTTTGGTTGGCCCCGAAAACCCGAGGTTAACCGGGCCCTATGCCCTGACAAAAGTCCTCCTCCTACATACTTACTTTATACGCGAGTATATAATGTGTGTGTGTATGGGGTTTTGTCAGGGCATAGGGCCCGGTTACCTCCGCCTTTTGGGTGGGCTCACGCCACAGTGTTTAAGTTGACGCGGGCCCACTTCCTCACATATCTTCTGTGCGTGCAAAAAAAGTTCCGCCACGTTTACAGTCACATATCCCGGAAGACTCCGTGGCACTTCCGCTTCTCGGTTACCTCGCCCATCTTCAAGGACCCGGAACACTTCGGCCGCCCAATCGGTGTGTTCAACGCAGATTGCTGGGGCTTCACAGAGCAATCGCATGACCCGGCCGAGACCGCCACGCGGGTCAAGCTGTCTGAGGACCCCAACACCGCGCGTCGCTTTCCGTCTGCTTCGGCATTCCTCACTCGCGAAGCCTGTGCCCTCGAGTGTGACTTCTGGAAGCTGGTCTTGCGGCGCAAGTTTTTCCTCGAGATACCCTGGTCGCACGCAAGTCAGGACGAGTTTCTCTACGAGGCCGACCTCGCCTGCCAGAGTCCGATGGTCCGCCTCCACGATGAGTCTCAGTGGTCCCACGAGCTGCTCGACTTCATCAACGAACACCAGTCACTACTTTTCCGCCACCGTGACGCCTACAAGCCCGAGCTCGACCTCGATGAATACGAGCGCGTCGCGAAAGAGAAAGACAACTGGCAGCTCCGCACCTGGGTTGAGTGCATGAGGCTCATCCAAGCCGACTTGGCCGCACTTCCGGATGACAAAAAACTGCGGGTGCTTTCAAAGCACCTCCGCATTTTTCAGGGTGTCCGCCTGCCACCATGCCCACCGGCCGACTCGCCCTTCCATCGCCACTTCGCAGAGCTCTCGACTGCGCTGATGGTTGCCTCAGGCGCGGGCCACGCGTGCGACCGACTCATCGACCAAATCGCCGAAGAACGCCGCCGCCTCGAAGCCGCGCTCCGCCAACAAATCGCAGAGCGCCCTCAAATTCTATGAGCATCAGAGGTATCATCAACCGAAAACAAAAGCGGGCTGACCTGCGCGCCAAAATCGAGGCCCTGTCCTGGGAAATCAAAAAGCTGGGGCCCACCGTAAACGTGCATTCGCAGGCCTACCAAACCCTGTTTCAGCAACGAGAGGAGCTGAGACACCAACTCAACCACACATGAGCAAGCAGAACAAGCAACCCAAATCAAAGCGTCGCGCCTACCGCCCGATGCTTCCCACCGCGCAAGCCATCGACAACATCAAGCAACAATTCGTCGAGCACGCCTCCAACAAGGTGGTTGTCCAAGGCGCTGGCGACTACAAGAAAACGGAGACCGAGGTCAGCGAGGAGCAGCTGCACAAGGAAGCCCAGCAGCAGCCCTTCTACCCGTTTCCCATCTCAGGCCTAATCTGCGAGTGGGTCAGCAACCCGGCGCGCCCCGGCATCTTCGTAATCTGCGTGAACCTTGAGCCGGACGCCACCAAAGAGCCGCGCCCAGGATTTTTCGCCACCTGCCGCCAGCCCGAGGTCGCGCAGATGTTGTGCGACGGCGTCAACTTTCTCTACAAGTGCCAGAAGCAAATGGAGGCCGCCGGCATGACGGGCGAAGCGCCCCAGCCCACCGTTCTGCCGCCCGTAACAGTTGACCCGCCGACCCAACCTGATGTAACCTATGACCAGCAATGATAACCATCCCAAACAAATCATGGCAGGGCACATCATTCGGTGTCTTGAAGACCGGCGACACCTTTCGCCTATTCTTCCCGACAGCGCACGCCCTCATCAAAATCCGCGAGGTCTCGAAAACCGATGGCCCGCGTGAATCCGGAACCAGCTACTATAACGCAGTTGAGTTGGTGGGCGGGAAGCTTGCCTACATAAACCAACACGAAACTGTCGAGGTTTTCAACGCCGAGCTGAAGTTTATTTGAGGGGCCCCACACCATGATTACCGCGACACCGCCAAAAAAGCAAGGACTCGAGTTCTCTTCTCTCAACGTCGGAGACACCTTCTTCTTCGTAGAAGAGCAAAGCGGGGCCGACCTCGCATGCATCAAAATTCGAGCAGTGGAGGTGGCCAACAGCTTTGTTCTCGATACAAAGAGTTTCAATGCTGTGGAGCTGGCAACCGGCTACCTCCAAGCGATTCCGCAAGAGTGCCCTGTTCAGATTTTCCACGCCACGCTTACCTACCTATGAGCGCCGCCAACATCCAAGCCCGTTTCTATAACGCGCTGCACATCTCGCAGAACTGCTGCCTTTCGGCCCCAACCCCCAAAATGCCCTACCTCTGTGTGGTGGGCACGCTCGACTTCGACGAGCCGAAGGGGGCCCAGAGGCTGCTCGATACTTTCGAGCACTACAAGAGCTGCGTGGACCTGCGGCTCGCAAATGAGTGGTGCGCCACCAATGACTTAAACGAAAGCTTTGAGGCGTTTCGCGAGCGTGTCGAGCAGGAGGAATTCTGGCGGGTGCAAGACTATGAAAAGCACGCGGAGTCCGAGGGCTTGGTCGCCTCGTCCGCCTCCTTGGACTCGCGCCAGCTCGCCTCTCAAACCGAGACGCTGGAGTTCTGCGGGTGCCGCTGCTTCCGCGCGTTGAGTGTCGAGCGCGGCTTCTATTTCGCATGAGCTCCAGCAGCGACCTCGCCGACAACCTGGGCAACGTCAAGCAGGCTCCCATCCCCACCGAGCAGCGCCTCGACGTGTTCGTCGCGGATGGCACGCCCGAGGAGGCCCTGGTCCGCTGGGAATCACAAGGCGGGAAATCAGTTTTCCACTTCGCTGAGTGCAGCGGGAATATCGGTGACTGGGGCTGCGACCTCTCCAAGAAGTGTGGAATCGCGCTCTTCATGCTGCCACCGCGTTCCGAGGATGGGAGGCTCAGCGCTCACCAAACCCGCGTGCTGCGTCCTTTCTACGACCGTTCCGGAAGTGAATCAAACGTGTTCGAGTGGCAGCCGCTCGACAAAAACTTCGTGAGACGGGACCTCGACTGGTTCCTGTCACGCGCCGCAAAAAATCTATGACATCAGGCTGGAATCCACCACTCTCAGATTTCAAACCGGTGCCACTGCCACTCGGCGCAGCCACGCCGGCCATTTATCCCGCGGTGGCCAACAACGACACGCTCGTTGACATCGCCAAGAAACTCGAGCGCGTGATTGAGCTGCTCGAGCAACTCACCAAAACCCATGGCGCATAAATCAGGAGCAAAAGGCAACTCGCGAAACTTCGGACTGCACGGCGCGCCGGGCAAGGGCAGCAAGGACCGCACGTCGGACCGCAAGCGGTTCAATGAGAATTTCGATGCCATCAAGTGGACCCCGAAAGGCAAGAATGAACGAACCTCCTCTGCCTCCCGATGACGACATCGAGCCGCGCATCAAACGCGCCGGCCGGCACTGTTGTTTCTGCGCGAGTGAAATGCTGTGCGACCGCAAGCCAGGAGGAGAGGCCGGCACGATGTCTATCTGGTGCCCGAACCCAACCTGCCCGCTGGGCATGGAGGTCCATATAACACCCAACTAATGAACCTATTAACACTCGCTCTATTAGTCGCGCTCGTTTGTCTAATTATGGCCTACGGTGAAGAGAAGGGATTGTGGTGACCTACTCCCAGTTCCGAAGGTCCCGCTGGACGCTCCTGCTCGACTGCCTCCTGGTTCCCTTCATCTTCCTCTATCGTATCTTCTGTTGGGGGCTGCCGGAAACTCTTTCCGCGCTCTGGGCCTTCCCGGGGCATGTCGCTGTGCAGTGGCGCAGAACAAGGTGGTTCTATGACTGAAGCCCGCAAACTCACAAATCTGGTCATTAAGTTTTTCGAGGACCGCGCTGGCTTCGACCACTGGTGGGACAGCCTCGAGCCGGGCATCAAGAAACAAATCCGCGCCGACCTGGAGGAGGAGCTGGCCAACACAGTGCCGCCGCACGTCCAGTAGAAATACGGACTTGCGCCCGTGCCGGGTTGTGGTATGCTGCCGGCATGAATAGAAAACATTTCGAGGCCCTGGCCGCGGTTATCGCAGAGAACTACACCCGCGCCATCAATGCGGACGACGCAGTCGCGCGAGATACGGTGGCCCGGCTCGCTGGCGGTATCGCCCGCGTCTGCGCGGACCACAACCCGGACTTTGATGACCGCCGGTTTTTAAATGCGTGCGGCATCTCTCCCGGCCGGATGGCCACCGTGCAGGACGACGACCGCTCTTCTAACCGTCAACCCGCCAACACCTGAATTCCATGAACACCAACAAGATACACCAACACCGATTCACCACACGCGACCTCGGGGTCTCTGTCGTCTTCGCCGGCTTTGACGGCGGCAGCTACAGCGCCCAGGTCGTGGACGTCACGCCCGATTTTGTGCGGGTGCGCTACATCCCCACCGTGCAGGGTCCAGTGACCACAATGGTTGTCCGGGCCGACTGGCACCGCCTCACGCGTTTTCCGGCAGGCTCGAAGTTTCTTGCGATTGCCTCTTGACTGGTCCTGGGGCTGTGCTACCTTATCCCATGAACGAAATCTTCAAGAC